CTCAACCACAAGGCACCCCACAGGGATACCTTCGAGAGTTAACTCATTTCCAGGTTTGGACGTGAGCGGTTGCGCGAACGGCTTGTTTTTCAGCTTTTCTCGTTACATAGGGTATCAGCGTCTTACGACCTGATCTTTCATCCCTATGCTGGATCCATCTCAGCAACTCTCGGCTTCCGCCGTACTGTGGTGAATGTTGTCCCGCCTCTTCGTCATGGAACTTCCTTTTGTAAAAGGACGCCATAATACGAAGAAGTTCAGGTGTAGCCGGTCCGTAATTTCTTACGGGTTCCGATTTCTCCTGTCGTGCTCGCAGTTTGAGCCAGTAATAAGGCGTTTGTCTGCGTACAGTGCGGTTGTCATCCTCATCTACCAACCGTGCAAAATTCCAGCAACAACATTTCACGCCACCACCGACGTATTTCCACTTCGGGATACGAGCGATGATAGGCAAAGCGTTGTTGTAAGGTTTCTCACACTTAATCCCTGCAGTTGCAGGAAAGGAAGGTGGAACGACAAGAATTTCCAGTGTAGAATTCGCCAACTCTTTATACAAAAAATGTAGAGTTTGCGGAACCTCAACTGCATCCCAGCGTTCTAAAAGGCCATTTATTAGTTTATAAATAAAACGAGAATAATTGTGCTTATTAAGTCGCTCACATGTGGCCATAGGTTTGAACGGCCGAACATCAGTCCCGCGGTAAAAATCAGCACCGCACGACTCACGGAAGTACTCTTCAGCATACGTTTTGTCCTTGTTAAGGATAAAGCCAAGCAAAGGAAGTATAACCTCTACATGGCCATGTATTTTCCGAGGATAAATTAAATCGTCCCCGTAAACGCTGATGAAGCCCTTAGTACACCCGGCTAGCTCTTTTATAGCAGACAGCAAGCTATAAAAAATAAGAGTTTGTAACGGAAAAGTGAACCCTATACCCATTGTACAATAACATGGGTTGTTGAACACCTCACCGTCGACATCAATCATAGGGAAATGATCGACATCCATAGCCTGTACCCAGCAAGCTGG